GATTTACCTTATTGAAAACAGATTTTGTTCCAACGAAAAACCTTCCGTTGTCTGGATTGACACCACAAATTATCGCAGGAGCTCCATCCCACTTCACTGTGACACGAGTGTCTGCCATACCTTGATCTAACATTTCTCCAAGAGATCGAAGAAAGGTAACTGCTTCCTTACCACCTTGAGAACCACCGTTCAAGATATTGTCTTCTAAATGTTCAAGGTGAGTATTCTTCATGAGTTTCTAGTGAATCCACTAATAGCATTGAACTTAACAGCGAGATTTTCAAACTGTCCTAACTTATGCAAGAAACCTGATTTATTAGTTCTTGCAGAAAACTCCATGTCTAATGTAATACCATCAGTTAATTTTATAAGAAACTCTTGTTTTGATGCGCCTGGACTTGCAACAATAGATGTTGCCGCTTCTAATCCAGCAGATAATTGATCATAAGTATTATCTATATACGCAGTTGATGTAGTGGCTTTAACTTTGATAAAGGGAGTTTTCAATTGAGTCTTTAATATCTCTGACCTTATAAATCTTCTTGTTTTAGTAATATTACTATTAAATAATCTAACTATTGCATTTCTTACCAATTCTAAATTGATATCATACAACCTATTATATTCGGTTGAATTTTCTCTTTCAAATCTTCCAAGTTGTTGTGCGAGTTGAGCAGATCCCCATTTGTTTCTAATATCACTTTCACTCACTCCAGCTTCTCGATACTGTGGATAAAGAGATTCTTTTAATGTCCGATAGTCATTTGGTTTTCCAAAATAATCAAAGATTGGTTTAACATATGTGTTAAGAATTGGTTCTTTTGAAGAAGCAGTACCAGCTTTTAAACTCACTCCTAACATTCCACCATTCGCATATTTAAGAAATATATCGCCTGGATTAGATGGGTCTACTCCTCTTGGTTTTGTACGATATCCCCAATAGACTTCTGTGATTGGATGTTTTTGATTATGATTATTCAACCATTCAGTTATTCTCTTAGCGTTAGTGATTTTTTCTGTTATTTTTAAATCTGGGCCTGGCTCTGCTTTATCTATAATTTCTCTTCCCTTAGTAACATCAGCTGCAGAACCCTGTACATAAGGGCCTGGCGCACCCGCTGATGATGGATTAGCTGCTAAAATAGCATTGTAAAATTGTTCCGTAGATAGAGTGGGACTTATTCTATTAATAAAGGCAATCGCTGGAAACAACTCAGTGATTGATGCCATGAAGGTAGTATCTTGAAATCCCCTCGATGGTTTAAATCCAATTCTTCTTCTAGCCCCAGATGGTAAAAGAAACTCAGTAGATTCCTGACTATTTGATATAGCACCTACAAATATTTTATTTACATTAAATCCAGCATTTGATAACTGTTCATTTAAAAGTGTTTGAGTTTCAAATCTTCTATCTGATGTGACTATGTATATAACTGTTTTTGCATTTGCTGATTTTATCTTTACGTCTTTTACTTCTGATCTTGATTCAAGATTCTCAAGGAGATTAATTACTTCTTCTTCTTCTTCACTTTCAACAAAAGACCTAAACACTCCGTAGTTCATTATTCAAACTCATTTTTAGTTATTTATTATCTATTAAGGAAATAATGATTTATGATTTCAATCTTCTCATGTGCTTGTGCAATGGCATTTATCTCACCATCGATTGTTCCCATCACATCTGAGTGTTCACCAATACCCACAGGTTGATTCAAATATATCTCAACATTCTGTTGATGCTTTGCAATCAAACCATTGTAGTATGCGATTTGACTTTTTAGAATCTGGTCACGCAAATTAATCATAAGTCTCCCTCTAAACGATTTTCTGATTTGTAAACATCAAACTCTCCGCCTGGATATCTCTTCTTTAACTTCTCTACGTTACCAGCAATTACATCATCAAGTGTAATATTAAGTGCCATGCATGCCTGCATCACATACCACATAACGTCACCCAACTCAATAACAAGATGTTTTCGATTGTGGTCACTCCAAGGCTTACCTTGGAAAACCATCTTCTTAACAATCTCCATAAACTCACCACCTTCAGCACTAATGCCAACAGCAGCAGTGGTAAGACGATTAATATTGGCACCTTTTCCATTAAGGGCACTAAGACTCTCAATAAAAGATTGATAATCCTTACTGGGATTGGATGTGACACCATCCACGAATAGAGCATACTTATCAAAGTCAACTTTTTTAGTCATTAAAATTTAAATTCTGCGAACGATTTTTTAAATGGTTTCTTCTCTTCATCATTATACTCTTCGTCTTTTTTGTTGTCAAGTATATCGTCTTGTGCCTGTTGCTCACAATCATATAATCTCATCTTTGCACGGTCAACTCCTACAACAAACCTTTTATATATGGTCGGGTCGTTGTAACGATTCTTAAGTTGTTTGACCATTATCTGCCCCAACCCCTCAAGTTCCTCCGTAGAAATAAGAGCAAACATAAGATCAGCAGTTGCGGGAAGCCCAAAACTTTCGCTTGTATCAGTAAGATCAACATCACTACTACCATAGCCAGAACGAGTCGTCTGAGTAGCGGAGACGATAGGTACATTAGCCTCAACTGCAAGACCACGGAGTTCCTCAGCAATGGCCTTAATATACGAGTAAGAATTGACATTTGAACCAGCCCTATAACGAGAAGATGCACATATGTTTAAGTAGTCTATGAATATTATATCAGGTTTGAAAGACTTTTTCAAGGCAAGTTCGTTTAATAAAGCCTTGAAGTGTCCTGAGTGTGCAGATGCAGTGGGATATTCTTTGATAATAAGTGACCCTTGAGTCTTCTTTGCAAGATTAGTTACCTTACCTTCAAAGATTGGTTTCGGTAAATCAACAATCTCTTGTATATTTACGTTTAAAAGATTTGCATCTATACGTTCTGCAATCTTTTCTTCTGCCATCTCTAATGTTATGTATAAGACGTTCTTTCCTTCTAAAAGAACAGAACTAGCATGATGACACATAAACAGAGATTTACCAACCCCAGTGCCTGCAAGTGCAATATTGAGCGTCTTGTTTGGAAGACCTCCTTTTGTAATCTTATTAAAGTATTCAAGGTCGAATTGAATTCGACTTTCTTTCCTGTTGTAAAGTTCGTACCGTTCTTCATAGTCCTCTAAGTAATCGTGGCCTACATTGCGATTAAAGGATACAGATAATGCGTCTGATAGTATTGTTGGTATTGCATCTCGATTTTTTTTATCATCTTGTCCATCTGCTATTTTGATTGACTCCATCAAAGCAAGATAGATTGCTCGGTCTCGACACCATTTCTCTGTTGTGTCACTCAACCATTCAAAGTCACATTCAATATCTTCCAGTTCATTTATCGTTCCAAATATATTCTTGACTTCATCTTGTGTGATATCACGTCTGTCTTCAATCTCAATCTGGAGTACTTCTTTTGTTATCAAACTATTGTACTCTGCTGCATATTTAGTAATATGTTCAAATACAACTCTCTCATTCCGATCATTGAAGTAGTCTGGTTCGACAAAAGGTATAACTTTTCTGAGATATTCTTCGTTATAAACTAAATTTCTTAAGATAACTTTTTCAATACGATCCATTTAAACATAATGAAAGTAAGTGGTCAAAATATATTTTGATCCTGATTTGACTGGTAGGCCTGAATGAGGAAATGTCCATACACATGGAAATACTAAAACTGTGCCAGTTTTAGGATGAATCATTTTACCATCATGAAACTCTGTTTCACCTCCAGTAAAATTATCATTAAGATAAACAAGAAAGGCAAGCCATCTTTTTGCAGATGCATGATCAGATACATCAACATGAGTATCGAATGAATCTCCGACATCATATTTTTTAATACGCATCTCCTCAAATCCATATTTTTGAGGCAACAGATCATCGTAGTATCCTATATCAGAAAGATACTCCATACCTATCTCAGAAAATTTTGAATACAAACTGGTATATTCTGTCAGATTACCTATGTTTCTTTGATAGAAATTTGGTTTATGATCTCTTTCAATTCTTTCATTCTTCTCATCAACTAACTTAATTAGTTGTGAACACATTGACTCCGAAAGAAAGTCATCATAGGTTTCGACGAAATCACTCTCCGTAACTATATTCTTCATTCGCAGCTACTTCTAATTGTTCCATTATTTCTTGCGTGAAATACTTATCAGGATCGGCCAAAATAGCAGAAGGATAAACGGAAGATTCACCAACAACAATTCGATTCCCCTTACGTTTGAAGACTCCATGCTTCTCACCCAGTTCCAATAACCCATAATATCTATCGAGTCCACGTTCGTCGTAATAAAGTCTAATCTCAACTTCCTTGTTCTCCTTACTTAAACGTGATTTATGAGTCTTTGCTTTGATAATGTTTCCAACGACTTCCTTACCATCCTTCTCTTTTTTTCTGCTGAGATAGATGATTGTAGATGCTGCATACTTGAGACCGCTGCCTCCACCCATTTCTTTTGTAGGGAAGTAAGAACCGATGACATCATAAGTGTGATTTGTAACTATTAATGGAATGTTTGCTTGACCAAGTTTAAGTGTGAGCATACGGAATGCACCTTTGACAAGTTGTGATTTGGTCATGTCACGAACTTGTTTATCATCGAGTGCATCTTTAATCTCTTTCTCTGTGGAAAGCATGCCTAAAGAATCTAATACAAACATACAAGGTTTGCGATTCTCTTCATCTGTCTTTAAGTATATATCTACGGCCTTGAGTGCCTTGGTTCGGAATTCCTCAATTGTTACGACATTCACAACAACCAACCGTGTCGTATCAACTCCACGAGACTCCAGTAATCCTTTATTGACGGCTGCTTCAGTGTCAAAATAGAGACAATACCCATCAGGGTTAGTGTCCAAAAAGTTTTTGACAACAGCCAAGGAAAAATAAGTCTTTCCAGTAGAGCTTTCACCAGCGATGGCAGTAATCTTATTAGAAGATACACCACCATGAATGGAACCACTAACAAGCGAATTGAAGATATAACTTCCTGTATCAATGAATCTTTCTGTTTCATCTATATCTTGTGCTACTTTAGTAAAATCGTCACCAATTTCTTTTACTATTTCTTTCAAGAAATCCATTCTTTACCCTCTTTACGATGATGTACTTCAACATAGGATTGGCACTTTGGACAAGAAAGATTAGTTACAAAGTCATAAGCATGATCTTTGC